GACAATTCCACCGCCTGCGCCGCCGATCTGATTATTTGGAATAACTGTGCCGCTTGATTTTGGTGTAAAAATCTCCGGCCCTCGTTCTCCCACCAAATAACTACGCCCTGCGGATGCACGGCCACCATTTGCAAGACCCGGCAAGTTTGAAAATATTCCCCCAAAACTTCTACTTAATAAAGTATTTATTCCAAGCCTTAACAAGGACGATGCAAGATCATTCACAACCGCTCTTGCCGCTTCTCCAAGGCTTCTAGTTCCCATAACTGCATCATGCAAAGCATCAGAAACACCTGTTGCAATACTATCCCCTATTTCTCTAAATATTTCTGCGTGTCTTTTTGCCGCTTCATTCATTTGTTCAATTGAGGTTTTTTGTTTATTTAATTCAAAATTTTGCTTTGCTAAAGAAACAAGTCTTTCTTCTTCCTCACCGTCAAATTGTCTTTTTATTTCTGCAATTTGCTGTTCAAGATCAAATTCTTTTTTCTTTTCTTCGCCTATTATTTTTTCTCGTTTTACAGATTTTGTAAGTTCTGCATTTTGTTTTTTTAAATTGTCTAATTGAGTATTAAATTCTCTTGTAGTATCTCTTGCTTTTGCAGCGGGAATACCTTCTTCAAGCTTTTTAATTTCATCCTGTAATTCTTTAATCTGAATTTTAAAGTCTGTAATTCCTTCGACACCTCCAATATTTTGCGCACCTATAAGGATTCCAAATATGTCTAAAGCCCTATTTGCACCATCAAGTTTTTCTTTTAATTCTTCAAGTTCTTCATTTTTTTGAGCAATTCGGCTTTCTATTGCGGCGGCTGTTCCTTCTTCTAGTAATTGATTAAATTCTCTTTGTGCATTGTTAGCTTCAAGTATTTTTGCCACAAACGCACCAAGACCAATAACAACTAAGCCTAGTCCTGTTTTTGCTAAAGCAACTTTGAAAGCGGTTGCGGCGGCACTTGCGCTCGTAAATCCGACAGATGTTGCGGCTAGTGTGGCATTTGTAGCAATTAATTGACCTGTTGCAATTTGTGCCGAAACTTTAATTGCAAGAAAATTTGACGCTATTAAAGGCATGACAAAACTTAGACCTTTTACCGCCGCGGCAATCCCTATGAAAGCAAATGTTACTTGCCCCGCTTCACTATCAACAAAACTTACAATTGCTTCTATTAAGGCTGTCGTTGCTTTGGTAACTTTCAAAACAACAGGCAATAATTTATTTCCTAGTGTCAATTGCAATTCAAGAACAGCATTGCTAAATGCTTTAAAAACTTCAGCGGGCGAAGCATCCATAATTGCACCAATTTTGTCTTTGCCTTCTTCCGCTGATTTTGCTAAAGCCCTTAAAACAATATCTGAAGTTAATAATCCTTTTGATGCAAAATCTTTTAATTTTCCTGAAGCGATGCCAGTTTCGTCTGAAATAGCTTTGAGTAGTTGCGGAACCTGTTCTGCGATACTTCTAAATTCATCCCCTTGTAAACGCCCAGAACCTAAACCCTGTGCAAGCTGAGTAAATGCAGCGCTTGCTTCTGTTGCATTTAATCCCGCTAGTTTTGCGATAGTATTAAAACCGATGAAAGTAGTTTCAATATCTTTCAAAGAAATTCCAAGCGGCCTTAATCTTGCAAAAATATCTGTTACGCCCTGCGTTGCTTCAACGATTGACAAATTAAATCTATCTTGCGCTTTTCTTACTAATTCTTGAGCCTGTGCAAATTCTCCAAATTCAGATGTAAGAACTTTCATTCTTAACTGTAAAGCCTGAAAGTTTGAAGCCGTACTGACAGCTTGTTTTGCTACAGCCGTGAACGCAACACCCGCAAATGCGGCCTTTAGTCTTCCTAAATTATTCTGTAATGCACTTGTTTGCGTTTGTACACCTTTTAATGCTCTTGTGGCCTGCGAAGCATCAACTGTAAGTTTTACATTAGCCTGTGCCACAAATCAAAAAAAGCCTTTATTATATATTACCTTCTATTTGCTCTTTGGCGATTCAATTCTCTTTTTTCTCTTTCATTCTTAACTTCATAATATGCAGCCCAATATATCAGTTCTTCTTGTGTAATCAAAGAACGTAATTCCTGAATTGTTTTGCCTAGTTCTGTTGCGAGAAAAAATTCAAAATTTATCCAATTATCTCGCGATATTATTTTTTTGCTGAATCAACATTTAATTGAATATCAAACATAAATAATTCAATTTCGTTCAATACACTTTCTGGAAGTTCTCTTTGTAGGTTCGGCGCGTCTGCGGGTGCAAATGCTTTTGACCCATCTTCTAATTCTGCATTTTTACAAAGAAGATAAGTTGATATTGTCAAAGCATCATCAGTATTTGCCGCTGATTGTGCGCGAACACGATCATCCCTAGTTAAAGGTTTAAAGTATAAATCAACAATTTTTTCTCCGTTTTTATTTTTAAATTCATATTTTCTTCTAGCTGTCATCTGATCTTTGTAAGATTCAGTTAACAGGTCAATCGTTCTTTTGTTTGGCATTGGTTAATTAGTTGACTAATAAACTCAATGTATCAGATAGCGCTAGTTATTGCACCACTTGTAATGAAGCTGATATTTATTATCTGAACTTCGCCAAGTGTTGCGCCATATTCTGCGGAAGTAATAATTCCAGAAAATCCAATTTTCTTTGCTGATTGTGCAGAATCAGGGAACAGTTCAA